CACAACTCAGCCCATTATAGATTTACCGTCAGGAAACATTATTGAGTATCAATATCCCGAAGATGGAGAACTTGTGGCTAATACTATTTATGCTCTTGGCGCGGGAAGCAATGAAGGTAAATTAATTGAAACAGCGGTTGATACAACTAAACTTCTTGCGGGTTGGCCTTTGCTTGAAACACAAGCAAATTATTCAGACATTACAGATGCAACTTTGTTGCAAAATTTAGCAACCAGCCAAGTAAATACAGTTTCATTTCCGCCAGTAACAATCAAGGCTGTTATTCCAACCTATGTGGACCCTATTCTTGGCTCTTATGAAATTGGCGATGACATACGCATAAGAATTACAGATGACCGCTTCCCATTGGGCTTAGATACTTATTACAGGTTAGTTGGTTACAATGTAACCGTTGGAGAAGATGGCCCAGAAAGAGTAACTATGACCTTATCTTTGAGTGTGTCCTAATGCCATACATAAATTATCCGCCTAATCTTAAAGACATTTTTGACCACATTATGGACCGTTTGGGCAAGTTAGAAACGGCTGTTCGCTTTACTGCTCCTAATGTATCTACTAATCCAACCAATCCGCGCAAGGGTGATAATTGGTTAAATATAACTACTAATAAATTACAGTATTTAGATGCTTCTAATGTAACCCAAACCATAGTTAAAGAAAATTCTCCTACATTAACGGGAACGGTTGATACATCTGCCGCTACATTAACTTCACCTACATTTTCAGGAACAGTTACATCAAACGCCGCAATAAATGGTGTAATTGGTGGAGCAGTAGTAATTCAAATGGTTAATGATGCAAACGGTTCTATTGAATTAGGTAAAATAAATGGAACTGGAACAACACCTTTTATTGATTTTCACGCTAACGCTACGCCTAAAGATTATGATGTTCGCTTAATTGCTTCCAGTGGTGGCGCATTAGCAGGGCAAGGAACTTTGACTCTTAATGCGGGTAACTTTAACCTTGCTGGACTTACTACGGCTTCTACCGTAGGCGCGGCAGGTGGCGCATCAGCGCTTCCCGCAACACCTTTGGGATATTTAATACTTCAAATAAATGGAACTAGCGTAAAACTACCGTATTACAATGTATAAAATGGTAATCTAAGACCTTTATTACATAACTTGAAAGAGCGCAAATGACTATTATGAATTGGGCAGGACTAGCCGTAGCGTTTTCAACGCTAATTGGCTCTCTTGTAGCGACTATTAGATTTTTAGTTAATCATTACTTAAAAGAACTCAAACCTAATGGCGGCAGTAGTTTGCGTGATGAACAAAACAGGCAAGGCGATACAATTAAAAGACTTGAAGAAAGAATAGATTGCATTTACGAATTATTGGTAAATAAAAAATGACTAACCCAGTAGATATTGCCAAATCCCAAGCCCTTTATACAGAGGGTCCAAACAACGATACCCTGTATGGCAAGTGGTATGGAATGAATAATCAACCTTGGTGCGCAATGTTTGTATCTTGGTGCTATGCCCAAGCAGGGCAGGTTCAAAAAGTAGCCGCATCAAGCAAAAAAGGGTTTGCTTCTTGTGACGCAGGACTTAAATGGTTTTCAAAGCGCGGCAAACTTGTGCCTGTTGGAAAGGCTAAGGTTAATGATATTGCTTTCTTTCAATTTGATACTGATTCAGAACCTGAGCATGTAGGTATTGTGGCAAAAAATGATGGAAAGAAGTATCTTTGGGTTTGGGAAGGAAATACCAGCGCCGATAAAAACGGTTCACAATCTAATGGAGATGGCGTGTATCTAAAGAAACGCGCTTACTCCCTAATTATGGGCGTTGCTCGCCCTTAAAGGAGAAAACATGAACAAGAAACTACAAGCGGTATTAATGTCTTATGCCCGTTCCTTTCTAGTAGCGGCTCTTGCTGTTGTTAGCACTGGAGAAAATAGCCTAAAGGCTATTGCTATTGGTGGTTTGGTTGCCGTAGCGGGTCCAGCAATCAGAGCGTTAAATCCTTCTGATGCTACATTTGGCTTAGTTGCTGACAGAGTTGATGCAGAATTAAAAACACTTGCAAAAAAATCTGCCAAAAAAGTTAGCAAAAAGTAAGACCTTTTACACAAAATAGAAGGCACACCTGGGCAAGTGTCTAAACCGCCCATTTATTCTTTCTAGGGTAATCTTTGCTCCAACATAGGGGGCAAATATGGCACTATCTGATAAATTAGAAATGTTAAAAATAACAAAAACAAGACCCGCGGGTAAATGTTCTTATCAAACGCTTTATGATTCTTTAGATGAAGCAGACCAAAAAGCGTTAGACGATGCTTGGAAAAAAGGTTATTCAGTTAATATTATTTTAACCGCTCTTAGGTCAGATGGACACAAGAGTAGCAATGAAAGCATTAGAACTCACAGAAGCGGAACTTGCCGTTGTCTAAAAGAGTAAATGAAATCCTTGCGGACCGTCAAGAAATTCACGGCGATGCAATTACAAATTTTATTATGATTGGCCGCATGTGGGGAGCCATGCTTCAAATTGAAGATATTCCGCCGCATGTAGTTGCATTAATGTATGACGCTGGCAAATCAGTGCGTTGTATAGCAAACCCGCACCATGAAGATAACTGGTTAGATAAATCTGGTTATACCCAACACGGCATGGAGATTGCTAATGAGTCTTGAAAAACGCTTTGAAGATTTGCCTGAAGGTATTGAATCTGACGATATAAAAGAATTGCGCAATGTGCTTTTGCGCGTTCAAAAACAATTAAAACAATCTAAAGAACGCAATGAAGATTTAGTTTTTGCAACCAAACAAGCGGCTTACGATGCCATGCTGACATTTGGAAAGATTATTCCAGTGCCAGAAGTTGTTGTTGATAAACGCAAAGCCAAAGGTGAAGTTGCTTTATGGCACATGACAGATTGGCAAGGAGCCAAGCGCACATCTTCTTATGACAGCGAAATTATGCGGGTAAGAGTTTTAGAATTTTGTGAAAAGGCAGTGCGAATAACAGACATTCAACGCAAAGACCACCCAGTTAAAGAAGTTTATGTTTGCTTTGGCGGAGATATGGTTGAAGGTTTATTTAACTTTCCAACCCAAGCGTTTGAAATTGATGCAACTTTGTTTGAGCAATATGTAAATGTTTCTCGCTTGATTGTTGATGTTGTTAGGTTTGCGCTTGCTAATTATGAAAAAGTTACGGTAGTTCCAGAATGGGGTAATCATGGGCGAATTGGTTCTAAACGCGATAATGTTCCTAGGAGCGATAATTTTGACCGCATGTGTTATGAATTGGCTAAACAATTACTTTCAGGAGAAAAAAGATTAACCTGGCAAGACTGCCCAGAAGATATTCAACGCATTGAAATAGGAAATTATAGAGCGCTACTTATTCACGGCGATGAAGTAGGGCGCAATGGCTTTGCTTCTCCTGGCGCTATTGTTAATCATGTGTCCCGCTGGCTTTCAGGTTCTTACCCTTGGCAATTTAGAGATTGTTACATTGGCCATTACCACACGCATAATGAATGGGCGCTACCTAATGGGCTTGGTTCTGTTTATCAGACTGGTTCTACTGAATCAGATAATAGATATGCAGGAGTAATGCTTGCCGCTAGTGCAACACCTTCTCAGCGTTTGCATTTTATTGACCCAGACAAAGGCCGCGTAACAGCCGCCTACAAAGTGTGGCTAGATTAATGAGAGTTTTGTCATTAGGCGCTGGAGTTCAATCTACAACTTTGTTACTAATGGCCGCAAAAAATATGTTGCCCTATCAACTTGATGTTGCTATTTTTGCTGATACTGGTTATGAGCCACAATCTGTTTATGACCATTTAGATAGAATTGAAAAAGAAATTGCCGAACCTGCGGGCATACCAATTTATAGAGTGTCTGCGGGAAACATAAGAGATGACGCATTAGACCCTGCTCACGGCTTTGCATCTATGCCGCTTTTTGTAGCCAAGCCTGATGGCTCTAAAGGTATCGCCCGTAGGCAATGCACCAGAGAATACAAAGTAACACCAATAAAAAACAAAATTAGAGAATTGTTGGGCGCTGATATTTTTAGCAATGGTTCAGTTGGCAGGACTCAAAAAGGTAAACAAGTGGAACAATGGATAGGAATTAGTCTTGATGAATTCCACCGCGCTAAAGACTCAGATGTAAATTACATAAAAAATGTGTTTCCTTTACTAGATATGCGTATGACCCGTAAAGATTGCATAGCCTTGCTTGAAAAACATGGCTTTGGTCAAACTCCCAAAAGCGCTTGTATTGCCTGCCCGTTTAGAACTAATGAGCAATGGAGAGAATTACGCGATTATTACCCTGATGAATTTGCAGATGCCGTTGATTTTGATAAAAAGATGCGTGAATTTCATTCTGGCCAACCCAGGACTAAAAATAATCTTTTTTTTCTGCATAAAACATTTGTTCCGTTAGATGAAGCAGATTTATCTGTTCGCTCCCGCAAAGAAGTGGCAGAGGACCAAATGGAATTATTTACTTGTTCCCCGTTTTCATGCAATGGAGATGAAGAAGCCTACGGGATTGCGGTTCTTGATTAAAAAGGCATTGCTTCCGCGTTATCCACGCCTTCTAACAAATCGGGCAGGTGTTCTTTAACGCAGTTTCCACAATCTTTGCACATTATTCTTCTTCATCTTCTACACCGTCATATTCCAAGCCGCCATATTCAGTAATATCAATGCCTGATTCTTTTGCGGCAGTCAAAGATGCCATAAAGAGCATCAAAGCCCTGTTGCTCATATCGGTCATTTGGTCTGGATATGCAGAATCTTGTTCAATTTCTATCACAAGTTCATGCAAAGCGATAACAACCCTTGCGTCTGCCATTGGCTGACCCCCTAGTTCCCACCCAGTATCTCATTGCTTACTGTAATACTTCAGGACACACCTTGCCAAAGGTGCTTGTAAATGTCGGTGGCGGGTTGTAACTTATTCCATGAACGGGCAACCAGCCCCAAACAGAAAGAAGGCGCTCATGGCGTTTGACCTAAATGCTTACGAAACCGTTGCAGAACGCTTGCAACGCGCACATGCAGACCACGCAGACCTAAGAATAATTACAAAAATTGTGGACATTGTGCGAGATAAAGAAACATTACGCCCACTGCAATACATAGTGGAATCATCTGTTTACTACGGCGATGTTTTGAAAGCCGTAGATTTTGCAGAAGAAATGGTGGGCAGTTCACACATCAATAAAACATCAGCCTTAGAAAACGCATCTACTTCTGCAAGCGGTAGAGCGCTAAGTCTTGCTGGTTATATGGGAGTGGACCCAAATACAAAAAAACCATCACGCCCAACGCGTCAGGATATGGAAAAGGCAAGCCGCGTTGAACCAGTTACGCTATCAAAACTAATCCGCGTTTACACTGATTCCGAAATTGGATTAGCAACAGCGGCAATTGCGCAAGCAGAAGCCGCTATTACAAAAGATGAATTAAAAGAAATCTGGCGTATAAATGTTGATGTCTTAGAGTGCAGTGTTAATAAGACAACTCTTTCTGATGTAATTAATAGGAGAGCAAGGGAATTCAAATGATTGATTCCAATAAAGTAATTATTGCTCACAACGCAAAGCAAACATCTATTGATGCCGCGCAAAAGGTTTTGTTAAAAAGTGGTTCTATACGCCGCAAGGTTTATGAATACATTTTGTCCCAGGGCCTACGCGGGGCAACGGACCAGGAAATAGAACGAACTTTGCACATTGATGGCAATACCGTAAGGCCAACCAGAAAGAACCTGGAAAATGATGGCCACATTATTGATTCAGGAACAGTAAGAAAAAACCACAAGGACAATGACTGCACCGTATGGCGGGCAGTAGAACAGGGAATGATGCTATGAGCGACAAACAAAAGAAGTTCACCCCGCCTGCGGGTTTTGTAGTATCGGTTCACGCAAATATTTTGGGTATTAAGTCAGTTGCAAATCAATTAGACATATTTCCAGAAGCATTAGCAGAAGCCATGGAAAAAGCAGGGTTTCAATTAATCCCAGACCCAATGGACCTATCCGCCGATGCCGCCAAAGTAATTAAATTACAAGCCAAGCATGAAACATCTGGACTCCAAGTAGTGCAGGACCCAGAAGATGAGTGATGTTGTAACGCCTGCTCAAATTGAAAGGCGCTTAAAAGATTTAAGCAGAGCGGTTGATGAAGCGCACAATGAATTGGTGCAAGCAGAAACCGATTACCACAACATAAAAGCAAAGTATGAACTAGCCATGGCAAAGTCCCGCATTTTGCTTGCATCTCAATCAGCGCCTAATGGAAAAAATTACACAGTTGGGGAAAGGGAAGATATGGCAATTGTTGAAAATGAAGCGTTACACAGAAGCATGGCTACTGTTGAAGCGATGGTAAAAGCATCACGGGCCAATACAAGCCGCTTAAAAGTCCAGGTAGAAATTACCCGTTCCATTGGCACATCAGTGCGAACAAGTTTGGATTTAACATGACAGCGCTGATTGTGTTTTTTCTAGGAGCCATTGGTTCTTATATTTCTTTTAGGATTGGGTTTCGCTTAGGCGGTATAAGCGCAATAGCCCGCATGAACGCTGTTGTTGTGCAAATGCAAGATGTGTTTCAAGATATTCAAGAAATGCAACAACGCACCCAATGGACAGAAGATGACCTATGAGCAGGCAAGAAAAGGTCAGCCAGACATTGATGGCGTTTGGGTTCAAAGAAAAAATGGCTAATAAATTGGCTGTTGAAATAATCCAAAATCTTGATAACTACGCAAACATTCAAGATGTGGTGGCTAAACAGCGCCGCGTTCTAGCAGATAAATTACGGGGGAAGAAATGATTGATTTGCATGATGTAGTTGTTAAATCTCTTAACGCTTTTGATGGGCAAAGAGATAGGTCATTACAGGTAGAAATTGGGCCAAGCAGTATTGGCGGTTGCCGTAGAAGAACTTGGCATGATTTGATGCAGACCGAAAAAGTTAATGAAACCGAAAAACTGGCGGCAATTCTTGGCACTTTTATTCACGCTGGAATGGAAGAAAGCATTAAGCGCAATGACCCATTTGGCGATAATTATTTAATTGAAATTGAAACAGAACATGAAGGTTTGAAGGGTCATTGCGATTTATTTATTAAAGATATTGGGTTGGTTGTAGATTGGAAAACAAGCACCAAGTCAGGCTTTAGATATTTTGGCAATCAGCAACAGCGCTACCAAATCCATACATACGGTTGGTTGTTAGAAAAAAACGGCTATGAAGTTAAAGAAGTAGCCCTTGTTGGAATTCCCCGTGATGGCAAAATGGCTGACATCAAAGTATTTAGAGAGCCGTATGACCCCGCCGTTGCCGAAGAAGGTTTGGCTTGGCTAGAAAACATTAAACAATTAATTGCAAACAATTCCCCTGCCCCTGCACCAGAAAAGTTTGTAAGTTTTTGTAAAGATTATTGTCCATATTTTGATATGACAGGGGTAAAAGGTTGCCAAAGTATTCAGAGATAGATTGGACTGACGCTGAATGTAGAAAAGCAGAAGTTTATACAGACCTGTTTTATTCAGTAGAAGAAGAACGGTCCATACATCAATATGATTACATCAATTCTTTGCGTTCCATTTGTGCGGCTTGCCCGCTTTGGAAAACTTGTTTAACTTACGCATTTGAACATGAGAGTTATGGAGTATGGGGCGGATTGACTAGCGTTGAAAGAGAATCAATTAGAGATGCCAGGAAATATCCTAATCAGAGAAGCCGCGCTATTTTTAATATGAATCAACTTGGTATAACTTTGGCTCAAATAAAGGAGTGCATGTGAGCATCATTAGAAGTCCAAGAAAAGAAAGTAATTTTTCAATTGTTTCTAACGCCGTAATCCGTGATAGCCGTTTAAGTTACAGAGCGCGTGGGGTGCTACTTGAAATCCTTTCCCGCCCTGACAACTGGCGGGTATCAGGCGATTCTTTAGCGCGGTCTGGCAAGGAAGGTAGAGATGCCATTTTAACCGCGCTTAAAGAATTAAGAGATTGTGGCTACATACGCATGGTTAAAGAACGCAAACCAGATGGAACTTTTGAAACCACAAATTATGTTTTTGATACACCACAAGATGTAGTGCCGAACCCTGAAAATCCCACTACGGTTAGTATTGACGCACCGAACCCTGGAAAACCGAACCCTGGTAAACCGCAGTTGGATAACCAGGGCTCTTTAGAAGAACTATCTAAGAAGAACTTAGATATAAACACTGATGTTTTATTTTTAGAATTTTGGAAAATCTATCCATCAAAGATGGCTAAACCAAAAGCCCATCTTGCTTGGTGCAAAGCGCTTAAAGTTACAAGCGCTGATGTAATTATTGAAGGCGCAAAGAAATACGCCGCAGACCCAAACAGAGTTAAAACCTTTACCGCCTATCCCGCAACCTGGTTAAATCAACACAGATGGGAAGATGAACCTTTGCCACCACAAATTAAAACCGTTGAAGAAAAGAAGGCAGAAGAATTACGGTTGTCCCGTGAGAAATCAGAACGCGAGCGTTTAGAAACAGAGCGCTGGAAACAGGAACTTGAAGAAAACCGCCGCATTGCTGTCCCCATGCCTGAAACATTACGGTCTTTAATGAGAAAGGTTTGACTTGGACAACTATTACCCATAACTGTTACACTTTTCCGTAATCATTATCCATAAGGAGTGAATGTGGCTACATTAGTAAGAGTTACTGCAAATCAAGTGCAGTGCGGAGATACTTTGTATGTTGGCAATAAAAGTTTTATTGTTAAATACATTGATGGTCCTGACCGTATTGGAACTTATGATTTTCATGTAATTGATTCAATAGGTAATTCTCACATTGAAATTTTAGAAGGTTTAGTTACAATTTCTTTGTGATAAATTTTTTTGTTGATGGCCAACCGATTCCGCAAGGGTCAATGAAAGTCATCAACGGCCATGTGATTCATTCACAAGGTTCTGCACTAGCCGCGTGGCGTTCCGCAATAGCGCTTTCCGCAAAACTGGCAGGAGCCAAACCACACGGCGAACCAGTGGCAATAGATATAGCCTTTGTAATGGCTAAACCACGGACTGTAACGCGCCCTGAGCCATCAGTAGCCCCTGACCTAGATAAACTCATCAGAGCGGTCCTAGACGGGCTTACAGCCATTGCCTACCGTGATGACGGGCAAGTAACCCAGATAACGGCTACCAAGGAATATGGGGAGCGCCCAGGCGTGAGCGTGAGCGTAGGACCAAAAATCCCCCTGGGCTTAGCCTGAAAATGTGAGCAAGGACACATAATTTCTTGCAAAAAAGGTGCTTGTAATTGTTTCAAAGATAGGCAATAATTCTTCCATAGGGACAAACGGTCCCAAGGAAGAAGGCGCAAGATGAACACAGCATCAAAGATAGTTGATAACACAGAACTAACAATTCTTGATTTAGATTTTAATTCACGCGTTTATGTTCAAGGCGTAATTTATTCATACATGCAAAACAATAATTTAACAGCCGCACAAAATAATACTTATGACAAAATGATTGACCTTTTTCAAGATGCAACAATTTGGATTTCAGCAAATGAAAAAGCCGTTGTAGCAAAGTTAATTGAATTGCACACATCAAAAATTATTCCAACTCCTGAACAAGCAAAAAATGTTCAATCACTTCTACGCAAGTTTGTAGGTGCATAAACATGGCTATAACAACAAGCCCACAAGCAATAAGCAGAATTCTTAACGCATCTGGCATTACAAAAAGCACTTTACGCCGTGGTCGTAT